AAAAGTTAGATCACGAGGAGGTTTCCATTCTATGGTAGATGGAAAATCAGTTCCTTTAGATACTCTGGAACTGATACATGATTTATTGGACGGCAAGCCGATCAAGCGATCGGGGTTAGGCACCTATATTCGAACTAAGTACGGTCTTACGACCTTAGTACTTGAAGCTCTTGGTGCCAAATCTTGCAAAGAAGAACAGTCAAAATATGTCCTTTATTTTGATAAAGATCAATTTAATGTAATTTCTGCCTTGAAAGCTACGAGAGCTTTCTTGTTGATATTACGTGATTTTGATCGATCTTTTACGCGTAAGTTCGATGTGTGCGAAGAATTGTCTCCTATGAAGACTATCTTAGCTTATTCAAAGAGTATGCTTATTTCAAATTTGAAATACCATACGGCGTTTTTCATGGCGCTTTTCATGAAAAATGACTTACCCGAGAAATCAGGTGAAGTTACAAATGATTTTCTGTTTGGTGGTAGAATTAAAAAATATCTCAACTTGAGATGTCGGGCTCAACGGCCTCACGATTCTGTCTACCAACTCTGTTCTAGTTTCCTACAAGGTGTGAAGCGTTCTTGTGAACGTGCTCCCACCGAATATGTACTCGCATCGTATGCCAAACATAAGAAAGCTATGACCGTTATGCCAAATTCATTGGATCCAGATATGGATTATGATATTAGTGTAAAGGCTAGACAACTTATGGAGGGCTTTGAGATCGGTTCCGATTATCGAACTGACTACGAAGCGTCGCGAAGTGCATGTTGGGGTAATACCCGTAGTAATGGTGGAGCTCGAAATGTCTTACTTCAGTCCCATGGTAATTATCATCATATACTGAACTATGGATTAGAATTCCTTGGTATGTCCTTTACTCCTCGAGAGGGGTTAAGAGAACACCGTGGAACTTATATCTGGCAAGAGTCACTTAACACAAGTGATCTCAGTAACGCCGAAGTTCATGCTATATTAGAACCGTTAAAAGTTCGATTGATAACCAAGGGACCAGCTGATAGATATTTCTACTCATCAAAACTACAAAAAGCATTATGGAATACTTTAAGAAAATATCCTCAATTCAAATTGATAGGAGAGCCGCTAAACGGATCCCATTTGTTTGAAATGATGAAAACAGAAAAAGAAAATTATCCTAATACCTTTGATACATTTGTGTCAGGTGATTATAGTGCAGCGACTGACAATTTAAATATGTTTGTAACATCTACTATCTTTGAAACCATCTTAGAGAAGGTTCCTGTTAGACAGCGTGATGTTTTCAGATCTGTAATTGGATCCCATCAAATTCATTATCCTAAAGCCTACTTAAAAAGAGGTGAGGATTTGAGTTCAGTTGTCCAGACTAACGGACAACTCATGGGAAGTGTTTTAAGTTTCCCCATACTATGTATGTCGAATTTTATAGCACTTTGGATCTCATTAGAGAAATATCTAAATCGTAAGCTCGAAATCAAAGAAATCTCAACTCTCATAAATGGTGACGATATTGCCTTCCGAACTAATACGGAGCATTATACTATATGGAAGCAGATAGTTAAATCTTTTGGATTTGATCTTTCCGTAGGAAAGAATTATACCCATAAGAAGTATATAACTATCAACTCCCAGTATTATGCTTACCAAAAAAGTTCCGACCGGTTCGATCGCCACTATTTTTTAAATACAGGTTTAATCCTGGGTGAGAGTAAATTATCATCAAAATTTAATGATAGTACTGAGACTATTTGTGATCTCTATAACGATCTAATGCTTGGAGCTAACAATAAAAAACTAGTTCATAACTGGTTTTTACAGCACCATAAAAGCAGCATTAGTCGAATCACCGAAAATGGACGTTTTAGCCTAATCACAACACGTTCCCAAATGGGATGTGGTTTTAAAGATTACGGCATAAGCAGAAAGACGCCCTTCCAAAAGAAGTGCGCAAGGTTAGGACAATTGATTTGTAACAATGGTGTTATTATCGATCGCAATCAAGTACATATAAAAAACGACGGAAATGTCGTAGTTACTATACCATCACGCAATCGAAATAACTCCTGTCTCGGGGTTGAAGGACCTTTGAATAAAAATCAAAAATATTTAGAAGAGAAGCAAATAATATATCCGAATTCAGGGTATGACTTGGATGTTACCACTACGGTAAAACCTTGTCTTTCAGTTTTTGCTGGTAAACATATGGTTAACTGCATTAAGGAGGTTTTTGGTGTTTCTAAAACACTAAACCAAATTTTTGAAGAGAACCTAAAAGGTTTACTAGTATTACCGAAATATATCCATGAATTTAGACCTAGATTCTTTTATGAACCTAAAGAGACGGAAATCGACCTCCTAGAGGAATTATCTCCATCTCATCTCTTCTTTCAATGATTACACATCAATTTATTTAAATTTAACTTGAATTAAATTAATTCATATCTACACTCTATTTTATTACTTAACAATTTAACCAAATTTATTTTTTTGGTCGACCTAGGAACGTCGTTAAAAGCATCTCCCCCTCTAGCAGTCTAGTTTAACTGTTAGTTGTATTAACTAAACTTTTGCTAAAAAGAAAAGCGGGCGAACAATGAAGTCCAAGGCCGGTCCCCAAACCAATCCGGTTGGCATGTTAAATAGTAATAAAAATAATAATCAAAGAAATTCAAACTCAGTAGTTATGCAGCCAGCTGCAATAGCTCAGAAAAGAAAGAATAAACCACCATCAATCAAATATAGTCCCAACGGAAGCTGCTCAATCAAGCACCGTGAATATCTTTATGATATTTACGGTACCACAGATTTTGCAGTTACCAGGACTCAGATTAATGCTGGTCTTCAACTCTCTTTCCCTTGGCTATCAGCAATTGCTAACCGCTTTGAGTCGTACTTGTTTCATTCTTTGAAATATGAGTTCTGTACTGAATCTCCGACTAATGAGGTCGGGACAGTTCTCCTTACAGTAGATTTTGATCCTCTTGACTCAGCTCCAGTCAATAAAACCCAAGCACTCGCATATGCCGGTGCTGTCAGAAGTCCTCCTTGGTCAGATTGTTGTTATCAAGCTGCACGCAAAGACTTACATAAACGAACATCTTATTTCACAAGACAGACGGTTTCTGAAACCGCCGATCTAACGACAAAAGATGTAGGTAACTTGTATGTCTGTACGCAAGCTCAAGCTAACAATCGTGTACTAGGGGAGATCTGGGTTGACTATGAAGTCGAGTTAATGACACCTCAAATCGCGGAACTTATTATCGAGTTCCAATCATACAACAATTTACAATCACCTCTTCCACTAGCAACAAATATTAATTTGTTTGCCCTTTCCGTCAATACGAAAGGGTCTTATCCTCCGGGTAAGTGGGACGCTGGCACTTTTACATTCAATAGATCCGCACGACTTTTGGTCGTTTGGAACTCGAGATGTAATGCTGGCGATATAGTAGCTTCTACTATGGCTTTAAACCATGTAGGTGTTGAGTTTGTTGATAGTTCTGAACCGGCTGCCGGTCAACCAGATAACAACGAAGGCTTGTATAGTTCAATCATCAGAGTAAAAGCTGGTGATTCGATCCGTCCAAGTCTTCAGGTAACTGGTAGTAACTTTAGCAGTCCAGGCGTAACTTTGAGTACTGGTGTCTTCATGATAACTCTAGATGAGGAATTTACATCTTTAGTTTAATCAAGTTAAATTAAGCAGCGTTAAAAGCATATGTTCCAATGAATCATGTGATCTTCGTGATCCCGTGCAGCTTTAAAGCACGGCCTATTAGTATTGATAAGAACAGAACGTTCCAATACCTCTTCATAATATACTAACTGATATCTTTGAGTTCTAGTTTATGTTAATGTACATACCTTTTTAAAAAATGAATCGGAAAGTCAGTCTCCTACCTAATAAGTAGATAGAATCCTGATCCCCTAATCATAAATGTAGAAGGAAGAGTTAATATAAACGCCTCACTTCTCAACGTGTTTCAAGAACACAAAGAGATATAAAGATGTTTGATAGAAACTTAACAATTAAAGAATATTTCGAATGTAGAGAAAACTACATAAGGATTATTTTGCGTAATAGCAACAGTGAGTGAAAATTTAAATTATACATGGATATGGGCTAACCCTCTACTTTAAGTAGTGTCGGGTGGCATATCTAGGAGCGTCAATTACCTTGGTAACGTAATTGTGTTAGTCTTCCATATATAATTAAAACTAGTAATCACTGATTGTTCCACCTAGTGGCCCCACCCGAGTAGACTTGAGACCTTAGAAGACTTACCATCTTCTTCGCTCTTGAGTGAAAGGCATCGCCGCCTGTATGACAGGCTATGAAACGTATAGGTTGCTGTTGCTGGTATAATTCTAACCAGACTTTGTTGAGTATTCTTGAGATTTCCTTAAAGAATCAATTAGA